GTTCAATAAGTCTATCATATTCGGCACGCATATTTTCAATCATATTTGTACCACTTAGTGTTCGTTCGGTAAGTGGGAGTGTAAGTTCAAGACGTATTGTTCGTGAAATTTTACCGTATTGCACAGAGGCAACGCGGTGACCTTCCATAAGTTCGTTAATTTTAAGAAATTGCATGATCGTCGTCGCAATGGCGGTGATTAAATTTAAACCACCAATAGCCGAAGGTACAAATGGTTGCACGGAAGGTGGAAATGTTTCCTGTGCAAAGTTAGCAGTACCGGTAACTGTACTTACAATTATGAGTGGTATAGTAAATTTCATACTTAAATTTTTATATGAACAATACGCTTGGTAGTGCATATACCTATAACACGCAGCAGCTTCGCCCCAGGCCTTTAATATTTTCTCCTGTTGTACGTGCCATATTTTAGGAAGTTTCTTTTCTTCGTTCATACTAATAGATATGAACATTATATTTTTTGTTCACTTGGTTTTTTTTGTTACGATGCTCGTGATACCATTTACCAATAATAAACAAAACTTAGAATTTTACTCACTTCTGGTACCATTTATATTTTTTCATTGGTCAGTTAATGATGATACATGTGCCTTAACACAACTCGAAATGGCGATAACTGGTGAAGAAAAAGATAATACATTTTTTGGTAAAGTTATGGGTCCAATATATGTAATGGATGATACAGATTCCAACAATTTATTAAAAAGTGGTTTATTTTTTCTTTGGTTAGTTGTTCAATTTAAATTACAAAGAATAGATCTCACCCCACTTAAACCCTTACTCGGTAAGAAATAATATTTGTATATACAAATGAAGATTAAGACAAAACAGAAACTCTTGGGTTTTGCATTAATTATACTTGCAGTTATTATAATTTATCAAATGCGTAATCCAATTATTGTGAGTAAAAAAGTACCAGTTCATGTACCAATTCAAGTCCCAGTAGAAATACCAATGGAAAAAGAATACAGAAGTCCACCAATCAAAGAATATAAACCTGGTCATATTCAACAAATGGGTGTTCTTGTCGGTGAAAATGAAGAAACTTTACCTATATACGGAAAAGAAGTTCGAGGTAGACGCGATAGGTACAATTATTATACAACAACCCCAGGTGATCAGGTATATTCACTTCCTATAACCATAGATAATAGAGATTGTATGGATGATATTGGGTGCCAGGAAATATACGGTAACGAGTCCGTGTCAGTTTTAGGACAAACTGGTTCTTTCCAGGCTAAACTATACAGAACTGATAATTTTTTCTAAATACATTATAAATGTCGGAAACGTACGATAATATTACACTCATACAAAGAATTTTCAGTTGTTTATGTTGTTTCATGATATCCATGAAACTTTTTAGTTTCCCTTTTAAACCACCTCCCATTTGGACGGGTTTATTACTCTCGTGTATTTCGTGGTGTTTTACTTCATATTTAATAAGCATGGATACGAAAAAACGATTTGCTAAAAAAGATGAAGACAAAGAAGAGTGATTTTGATGTTTGATTATATATTTCAAACTTAAAAATCACGTATTTATTTGAAAGATAAACCGTATTTTTTTGTTATTATTTTTTTGGCACCTTCTAACTCTGGGTGACTCCATAAGAGCCAACGAGACCAAAACCCCGCGGTATAAAAACCTGTTTTACTCCAGTTTTCTTTATCGCTTTTAACAACGTCGAGCATATTTAAATGAACGAGTTTAGGATCTGTCTGTTTCTGAACCATATGAGGAACGTAACCACCGTGTCGAGTTACATATGAACGCATACGTAAAGGGTTACCGTGTTTTGTATAATCCGAATACCCTTTTGCACCAAAATCAACGACTCTCCCATTTTCAAAAGTAACTCTATACTTTTTATTAAAAAGTGGGCTTTTTTGTAAACGAACCTTCATTTATATTACTTAATATATTTTTCCCCGCGAAGTTTTCTTCTTATTAATACCATTCCTAACGTAATTGATATTAACCAAGCCTGAAACTCTGATATTCCATAAGGTTCTTCGATCATAAACATATTTTATTATATACATTTATACTTTATTTTGTAATCTAGCGAGGGTGTAGTGATGATATAAATGAATAGCTGATAATGCAAGTGATATATATACACCTGGACTGCGCCTGATTTTTTTGTTTAATAGTATGAGTAATATGAGAAATATAAGAGTTAGTGTTGGTAGTGCAAATAAAACTTTTTGTGTATCGGTTAATCTAGGATCTTTATTCATTGTTTTATAATATATTAAGAATATATTTCCATGTATAAAATAATTCTATCTTCGTCTGACTGATTTTCTGCCCAGTGTTTTTTACGAGCATTCATAATAATATGTTTTCCATTTTCTTCTGTTATATCCCCCATTTCTGAATGGTGTAATATACACTTTTCGGGACACTTTATTCCTAAATGGTACGTGAATATATACTTTTCACCTACATTGTCGACGTGTTCTTTTAAAACAACACCACCTTTCATGAGTGAAAATCCCGCGATGTGTATTCCCTTTATTTGTGAAAGTATAGCGAATGTTTTGGGACACACTGCGCAGTTACCTGGTACAGGATTACCGTCCCAAATAAGTGGCCAACTAATCCATTTATCAAAAACGTGATCTTGTCCACCTTTCAACCAACCGTGGTGCCCTTTTGTGTATAAAGAAACAACTTCCTGTAAATGTTTTGACCCTTCCCACGATCCTTCCCACCTAGGTTCATCGCGTATAAATGTATTAGGTATTTTTTCAAATTCTTCCTGTAACACATGCACGTGATTTTTTAATTCTTTCAAGTGCATTTGTTATTGTATACTATTTTTTAAAGGTGTTTTCTACACACGGCTTTATACATTTCCTTACCCCCTATTAAATTTTTACCTTCGTAATCGACTATACGTTTTGTAAATGGTCCGTGGGTTCCATCCATACATTCCATACACATAGCTGTTATTTTGAAAACTTTATCGGCGAGTGGGATACAATCTATAATTTCACCGAATTTCTCCTGTTTATAATCACCATCTAAACCCGCTAAGAGTATAGTTTTATTATCTGTGAGTACCTTTTCAACAAATGATTTCAGATCTGAAAAGAACTGTGCTTCGTCTACCGCGATAATGTCAACTTTACTGTAATCTACGTCTTCTAGATTACTAACTTTTAAACATTCGAATTTTGAATTATCGTGTGTTTTTAAAACTTCATCACTTGATCTCGTGTCGAGACTTGAATTTAATACGAGAATACGTTTTCCTATAACTTTGTACCTTTTTAAACGTCGTATAAGTTCGGTTGTTTTCCCCGAAAACATATTACCCATAATAATTTTCAAACTCATGATCTATTTTAGTATAAAGTATTACTTTTAAATATATTTCTCAGTCTATTATAAATCATGCAATTATTTTTTATACTTTTACTTTCTCTTTTACTTAATATAATAATTGGTTATCATGCTTCGTATAAAAGAAATGTTAAGGAAGGTGAAAATGTTTATGATATTGGTTTTGACGCGTTACCAAATTTAGAAAAGTATCATAAAATAGGTGATTATATATTGATTATTCCTATTTTATTTGTTCTTTTTTCGTGGAATTTATGGTCAAGGTCTAAAAAAAGTAATTATTTATCAATGTTAATTCTTATGTTTTCATTTAGAGCTTTATCTAATTATGTTACGACCATTCCTTCGTCTAAAGAATGTGAATTAAAACCACCTTTTGGTTTTTGTAACGATTATATATTTTCGGGACATAGTGCTTTTAATATAGTGTCTTCATATCACGTGGGATCACCTTTATGGCCGGTTTGGCCAGCGATTACATCCCTGTTTTCTATTGCATCGAGAGAACATTATTCAGTAGATGTTGTTATTGCGTGGGTTATTTTTGCTGCAATGAAATCTAAATTATAATGTATATCTAAATTATATGGAATTTAATACATACGTTATAAATTTGGATGAACAACATAAGCGTTATGAATCTCAAGAGAAAAAACTAAACAGTGTTGGTATATACCCAGTACGTATACCTGGTAATTATAGAAAAGATGTTTCCAAAAGTATATACGATAAACATTTCCACTCGTTTTATAAACATTTTATACCCGATCCGGTTATTGGGGCAACGTCGAGTCATTTAAAAGCCGTTCAATATTTTTTAGATAACGATACGAATGAAGTTGCGTTAATACTCGAGGATGATGCGTACCCACTTTTTGATAATGTCATGTACTTACGTGATAAACTTAACGATAGAGATTGGGAGATGTTACTTTTACATTGCGATGGTTTATGTTCAAATAAATGGACAAGACCTAATATATTTACGGGGTCTGTTGCGGCTTATTTTATAACACGCGAAGGTGCACAAAAAATGTTGAATCATAAATTTCGAACGTATTTAGATATTGATACAAATAATGTTAAAAATTTAAAAAAGCGGGTCGATAAAAAAAGTTCATTTTGGGCAGATGAAGAAGGTGTTATGGGTGGAGAAAAGGGTGTTGCTAGAGATAATTCAGGTACTACGTGTCCTTCTATAGTTAAATTTGTGTCTCCATTTATTATAAGTAGAGGTGAAAAAACATTATGTCACGTTAAAAATTATAAAGCGCTTAAAATTCCTTATATAGAAAGAAATGTAACGGTTAGTGAAATTTTTATTTACATTTGTATTTTATTACTTTTAATTGTAATAAAGAAATCGGTTTATAAATAAATAAAAAATGTCTGAAACAACTCTCCAAATTAAACGATTAACACTCGACGCTATTTTACCGACACGCGCATCACCTGGTTCTGTGGGTTATGATTTGTATAGTTTAAACGATATGGTTATCCAACCAAGTTCGCGAGAAATTGTTAGTACGGGTATATGTGCAACTGTACCGTCCGGATGTTATGGACGCATCGCACCAAGGTCGGGTTTATCTGTAAAATATGGAATTCACGTTGGTGCGGGTGTCATCGACCCTGATTATACCGGTGAATTGAAAGTTAACTTATTTAATCTCGGGACTATTCCTTACGAAATTAAACAAGGTGAAAGAATTGCTCAATTAATTTTAGAAAAGTGTATGACACCTTTTGTACAAGAAGTGGATGAATTAAAACCAACTATGCGTGCTAATCGCGGGTTTGGTTCGACGGGTACTTTATAAATTTTTATTTTCGTTTTAGTTACCAAACGCGACACCACCCATACCATTCTTAATCCTGAGAATGTTATAGTTGACCGCAT